GAAATTGACTATGAAGGTGTTGGTATTCTTTCAGCTAAAGATTCCAAACTAATTAATTATCTCGCCAAACACAATCACTGGACTCCATTTGCTCACACCTCAATCACTTTAAGAATTAAAGCACCAATATCAATTCGTACACAACTTTTTAAACATAAGATTGGATTTGTCGAGAATGAAATTTCACGACGATATGTTTCATACGAACCAGATCTTTATTATCCATTTTTTCGTGGTAAACCAGTGAACGGTGCAAAGCAAGGGTCTGATGATTTTATTACGGACCCAAAGCAAAAAGAATATATTGACAAAATTTATCGTGAAAATGCAGAAAAATCAATTGAAGTTTACGATCAATTGCTAGAATCTGGAGTTGCACCAGAGCAAGCACGATTTGTTTTACCACAGGGAGTTTATACCGAATGGTGGTGGACTGGATCACTTTCCTCTTATGCTAGAGTTTATAAGCAGAGAATGGATCCACACGCACAGTGGGAAGTAAGAGAATATGCAAGGGCAATTGGAGAAATAATTTCTCCGCTGTTCAATGAATCTTGGAGTGTGTTGACAGCGAATACATAAAGATGCCCTTTTGGGTAAACAGGAGTTACTATGAAAGAATTACCGTCTGATTATCAGAAATTTATACACACCTCTAGATATGCTCGTTGGATTGAAAAAGAAAAAAGGCGAGAATCTTGGAGTGAGACAGTAAAAAGATATTTTGATTTTTTTGAAACACATTTAAAGGAAAATCATAATTATGCTGTTCCTTTAGAGTTGAGAACAGAACTTGAGGATGCGGTTCTAAATCTTGAAATCATGCCTAGCATGAGAGCATTGATGACTGCTGGTGAAGCACTTCGCCGTGATAATACAGCGGGATATAATTGTTCGTATGTTGCGGTAAATCGTGTTCGCGCATTTGATGAAATTCTATACATCCTCATGTGTGGCACGGGTGTTGGATTCTCAGTGGAGCGTCAATATGTTGAAAAACTACCTACGATTGCTGAAAACTTCTCTCCTAGCGATACCACGATCATTGTGGAAGATAGCAAGGCTGGTTGGGCTAAAGCTTACAAAGAACTTATCTCCTTACTCATTGGAGGTCAAATTCCAAAATGGGACATATCAAAGGTTCGTCCTGCTGGGGCGAGACTTAAAACATTTGGTGGGAGAGCTTCAGGACCAAGACCTCTCGAAGATCTCTTTAAATTCACAGTTGACACTTTTAAGAGAGCATCGGGGAGAAAACTTAATTCAATCGAATGCCATGATATTGTCTGTAAGATTGCAGAAATTGTCGTGGTGGGAGGAGTCCGTCGATCTGCTCTTATTAGCCTATCCAATCTCACAGATGAAAGAATGCGAGATGCCAAGTCTGGTGCTTGGTGGAACGAAAACCCACAAAGAGCACTTGCAAACAACTCGGTCGCGTACAAAGAGAAACCAGAAATAGGAGTGTTCATGGATGAATGGGTGGCATTATATAAATCAAAAAGCGGAGAACGCGGTATATTTAACCGTGATGCGTGTAGGAGAACTGTATCTAAACTTGGAGATCGTCGTGATGCGTCTTATGAGTTTGGCACAAATCCTTGCAGTGAAATTATTCTACGCGACCGTGAATTTTGCAACCTTACTGAAGTTGTAGTTCGTCCAGAAGATGATCTAACATCTCTTCGTCGCAAGGTTCGTCTTGCCACCATTCTTGGAACATGGCAAGCATCTCTCACACACTTCCCATATCTTTCATCAGAATGGTCAAAGAATTGTAGAGAAGAAGCATTGCTTGGAGTATCACTAACTGGTATACTTGACAACAAGATGATGAGAAATACTACGGAGATCCCAACTGCTTTGGCAAATATGAAAGATCATGCTGTTGAAGTAAATAAAGAATGGGCAAGAACACTAGGCATTAATCCAGCAGCAGCAATCACTTGCGTCAAACCATCAGGTACAGTATCGCAACTCACAGACGCAGCATCTGGTATTCACGCACGACACAATGAACATTACATTCGTACTGTTCGTGCGGATCGAAAAGATCCACTGTGTCAGATGATGGTCGAGATGGGATTCCCTGCTGAACCTTGTGTAATGAAACCAGACCATACCATGGTCTTCTCATTCCCGATGAAAGCAGAGGGTTCTGTTACTCGTAATGACATGACAGCAATCGAACACCTTGAGTTGTGGTTGGCATATCAGCGTCATTGGTGTGAACACAAACCATCAATTACTGTGACCGTAAAAGAACACGAATGGATGGAAGTTGGGGCATGGGTGTACAAGCACTTCGATGAGATCAGCGGTATCTCGTTCCTCCCCCACTCTGACCATACATATAGGCAAGCACCCTATCAGGACTGCACCAAAGAGGAATACCAAGCAGCACTTGAGAAGATGCCAAAGAATGTGGACTGGGGAATGTTATCTAAGTATGAGAAGGAAGATAAGACAGTAGGCACTCAAACCTTTGCTTGTAGCGGAGATAAGTGCGAATTAGTAGACTTAACAGTATAAGGAGTATACATGAATAGTATTTTTAAGACAGTATCAGCGTTAGTTTCAGTTTTCATTACAACAATTTCATTGGCACAAGCACCAGCGGAGCCTGCTGCTTGCTGCGATAAGAAATTTAAGATTGATTGGACAGCAACAACTTCACTATATGATCTTGATGCTGGAAATATTTTTGTAATTGATAATCGTTTTAGCACCAAACTTGCAGATGTATTTACTGTTGGTGTTGGTGTGCCAATTATAAACAATGATAATCAGGCAACAGATGGTGGTTTGTCTTGGCAATTAAATAATGGTGGTCCAGAATTTTCTGGAACTGGTTTTAGTGATATTGATATGTTTGTTGCATTTGATTTATGGAATGGCAAATGTTCATTTTTTGATGCAGACTCACAGGTTGATTTATTTGGTGGTATAAAAGCACCAGTTGATGGAAATTTTTCATCAAGTGATGCAGTATTTTATATTGGTGCTATTGGAGAAATAACCAAAGAAAAATGGAAATTATCACAAAGTATTAAATATGATTTTGTTGATGAGTATACATTTAACCCTGTATTTGGTGGTTTTGTAACTGGAGATATTTTTGATCTTGACACTAAGGTTTTATATTCTGTAAATAAGGATATGGGTCTTGGTGTTCGAGTTGATCAGCAATATACCGATGGAAGCAATGTTTTTCTTCTTGGTCCAACGGTAGCTGCCAAATGGCAATCGTTTGATATTAATTTATCATTGGGATTCCCTGTTGTGGAGGACATTCCATATGATGAGTTAGGAACAGTTCTTCAATTTGGATTTACACATACATTCTGACCCCACCAAGGATAGTATCCCTGGTCCGACCCCCGTTCGCGCGAACGGGGGTTTCTTTTTATAAATACAGGTAGGAGAATTTTATGAAAAAAATCATAGTATTTATTGTTTCTTTGTTTTTAACTGCTTCTGTTATTGCACAGACAACACAACCTACTCCACCAACAAAAGTTACTGAACCTGACGGGACAATACAATTAGTTCCCGCCGCTGGCCAGTTTGTATTTACACCATATTTCATTGATCCATCCATAAAATGGAGGCTATACATGACTACAGGTGCCTCCAACAAGGCATGGAATGGTGGAGTTAAGAACGGAACATATCTGGTTAAGGATCAAATAATTGATGTCGATATTATGGCAATGCCAATTTCTACATCTAAGACCCTTCCAGATGGCAAGAAAGTCACCATGTGGAGCGTCTATAGAAGCACTGATGTAGTCATTGAATGGGATCATACAAGACTTGAGTTGCTTCCATTTAGTGCCAGCAAGCAAACTACAGTTGATACAAAGATAATGAATATCAGCAAGACAAACTATACTTTGCTGTCTACACCTGGAACAGCACTGTTACACGGAGAAGCACTTCCTGTACCAGAAAAAAGAACACCTGTAGCTCCTCCACAATACTTTCAGTGGAACTTTGACGGATATCTCTGGCAAATGGGATATAGAAAAATTGGAGTGCTGCAATTCAAGGTAAAAGACGATTACTATCTTCCAGTATGGGGACAACAAAAAGCATTCATTCGTGTTCTTCCAACAACAACAGTTGCTGAAACAGTATACACAACAAAAATGGATGTTGGTCCAAATGCAGGAACAAACAATCTAACTGAAATCAGAAGCGAGGGAGAGGATATCATGTTTGGTGTTCCACCAACATACAAGGTATCTCATCTTCTGTCAGCACCAACAACAAATTTCAAGGTTGGAGATACTGTCAGAGTTCAGATCAAGGTAAAGGCAGAAACAAAACCACAGATGGTAATGTCTGTGGCAACTAACCTTGCTTGGGATCCAAATCTATTGGAACTAATGAGTCTTGATAAAACTGGTGCTGCCCCAAGTATGGAAAACGCATTTCCAATGCCAAGTGCAAATGCCATCAATGAACTAGCTGTTCCAAAGGATGGAACTGCATGGCATAACTTCTTATGGAAGCTTGGTGACAAGACCTATGTTTCTGGAGAAACATTGATTGCAACTCTTGTATTCAAGGTGAAAACTGACTTCAATAAGACAAATATTGAAATAATTCAGAAGAATGATCCAAGACTAGTTGGATTGTGGGTTCCAGAGAAATCTGACATCTATGGAAGCAGCACTCCAGGCATAAGTGTCTTGGGAGTACAAAGTGGAGTTATAATTAACGGTACAAAATAAGGAATTTGTTATGTATGAGTATGAGGTGAAAGAAATAACAAAAATAATTGATGGAGATACAATTGATGTTGTGATAGATCTTGGTTTTAGTATTTTTACAAAACAGAGATTAAGATTCAAAGGAATTGATGCTCCAGAAACACTCTCTAAGGACGAGCAAGAGAGACTACTGGGCAACGAAGCAAAAGAATATGTTTCTATTTGGTTGATAAATCAAGATAAATTGATCGTGAAAACATATAAAGATGATAAGTATGGTAGGTTATTAGCAGAGGTGTTTGGTGATGGTGGAGTGTGTTTAAACACACTCCTTGTCGAGTCGGGATATGCATGGGCATATGATGGACTGTCAGCGAGAACTAAAAACTTTAGTTTACTTTTAGAAAAAAGAAATAGACAATAATGCCATATGTAGTTAATTTTCTCCGTGCATACGGAATCCAAAAGATATACTTTAATGCAGTAGAGACTCCAGTTTCTGTTCCAACTGATATTTGGGCAGCAACTTGGTTACGCACTGATTATGATCAGTCATTTCCCGCAACACTTGAAGTAGAAACCAATTATGGTAATGTCAACAAATTTACATATGTAAAACCACTCATACCAGTTCTAGACTGTATTGGGGATGGCGGATATGAAAATAGCACAGCAACTGAATTTATAAATGGTACAAATTGCGGAACTCCTAACAATAGACTGAATGCGATCATCGATAAATTAAAAGATCTCCCACAAGGTAAGCGAGCATATGTGATGACTCGCTACAATCAAGGACCAATTTACAATGAAGTCGCAGATAGATTCGCAAACGGAGAACAGTCTCCTTGGGCAGAATTTGCTGGAACAACTTTAGATAATGATATAACCACTCTATTTACGAGAATTGGTGCGTCTGGTGCAATACCAGACTACATCTCATTGGATATGGAGCAAAATAATTTTGTCTTTCAATATACTGCATTGACCAACAATCACTCTGGAATTACTCTTGACATCCAAACTGTATTTGGAATTACGAGCGATGCAAAATACAATCAAACCTGGTATGGTTTGACATCGTTTGCTAATCTCTATAAGAATACAATCACTGGACAGACATTTGGATTCGACAACATCATAAATGGAGTTTTCCATCCACAGACAACAAGAGACTACTTATATTGGGATAGAGCAGTCTCTGGGTTGTTCGATACTTTACAAAATAAGTTTATAGTAGAACCGCTAAAAGAAATATTTCCAAACACTAAAATATCAAACTACGATAGTTTTGTAATATCTGACGGCGGCACTGCGGGAAACTATTACAACTACAATGGACATCCAGAAATAAGTTCATCAACAGTTGGTGATGGTATATCTCCAGTGTTGTACGCTGGTTGGAATTTCCCAGGTGTATATGGTATTTACAATGATGATACTACTAAAATCGTAAGAACGGATTATGCGGGTACAACTGCATTCGCCAGTAATGCGTGGAATCATTTCTTACTGTTGATACAGAACATGAGAGTAGCAAAGAGAGATAATCCAAATACCCCAATCAGACCATGGATAGGAAGTCCATATTTTGCCGAACCCGCAATAGGTCTAGACGCTAAGTGGACAGACAGTACGGAAAATCTGGGATTGTATCATGAATCGATAAGACACTTGGCACTTCATGATACTGAGATGTTCTATTATTTTAATGGTGGTAATCCTGTTGCAGAAGATACTCAATTGAAAATGCAAACCGCACTGACGCGAGTGAATTCTGTTCTCCAAGAAATAAACACAATCAAGGGTGGATATCAACCAAATAAATGCGTAACAACAGATAGAATAGATTTCTTAACTGAATATGTTTTGTCTGGAGCAGGAACTACAAAAGGAACATATCTCTGGAGAGTTACACCAAAACCAGGAATTTTGTTAGAGCGTCTTGATGGAACTGTAATTGATTTGGATTCTGATGGTGGTGCTTGGGTAGAAACAGAAACATCATCTGCACCTACATTCTACAATACTTTAAACGCTCCCTACGAAATAGTATTTAAATACTTGATGAACAAGTATGAACCAGAGTGGGGAACAAATTCATCAACGGAAGGCAAAACAGCAAGGGCAAATGCTTTAGGAGTATCTGCATCTTATAATCCATTCGGAACAACTGGTGGAACCGCATATCAATATATCGCATATGCTGGAACTCCAGGTGTGTCTGCTGGATACTTTGATCCTCTTTCACATCCAAGATTGTATGCAAAAAATATAGAAGGATCTGGATATAGAAGATTAGGTAGAGCAAGAGGACATACAGCAGCAAAACATAGATTTGTTGATGACTGGCAGTTACCAGGAGTAATTGGAGATGTTTATTATGATCGTGGTGCTCAACAAAATACTTTTTATGGATTTGCTCCACGGTACACATTATACCCACAGAGTGGTGGGGAAACTACGGACAATTTAGATAATTTTAGAAAAGAAAATACCAAGACACTTCATTTTAATTTTCAATTAAATCTAGACAATAAAATTGAAAGATATTACATTCATAGTCCATATGGTAAAATGACAGCGGGTATGGCACATGACAGTTACTTAATTGATTCTGGATTTGAATCTAGAGTAAATGCTGGAGAAAGAATCACACTTCCAGGTTCATTGAGAGTAATGCCTTGGATATCAAACAGATATACAGCGGAAAGTTTCTTATGGGACATGTATCTTTATTGCCAAGAAGAAACTTGTTTAAGAGATTTTACTTTAAATCCTTTCGACACAAGAACGGAAACATCAAACACCGATGCACTCAATGCGCCGTTCGTTGGTGATCCTCAAAATTTATCTTTCAATGATTATTCAGGTAGTCCTTTTACTTATGATATTCATTTGAATACTCAATATTCTGGAATGACTTTTCCTGCTGGTCAGTTCCCAGTCAGTCTAAGATATTCAAGTCAACAATATAGAATCGGAGGATTTACACAAGATGTGAATGTTGGTCCTCCTTGGATTAAATTTACTGGTGGTTTTTATTGGGATACCTCTACTGGTGAAACACAATTCGAATGGTTCGGTTCCGCTCCTTTGGGGTTGTGTTTTAATAAGAGAACACTTATAATGTTGGATGGTTCTACATGGGGGATAACTCCACCCACGCTTGATACTAACTTCAAACCGCTCAAAGACATTGGATACAATAATTTTTTTGCTGATTATGGTCCTTCATCTCTAGTTGGATTATCTTTTGGTTATGGAAAAAGATTAATTGAATCGTGGGACAAGATAAGCCAGGTGTGGGGCAATCAGGTCGAGTTCCTTGGTTATTTTGGAACGCTACCTTACGGACAGGGTGCAGTTGAATGTTTCGTTCCGTACATGATGTATCTTGATCCAACTGATCAGTCTAATGTCGATTATGTAAAATGGAGATTAGATGCAGCAATTTCACACTGGAAGAAGAGATTCAAGTCTCCAATTGATGGATTTGCAAGAGTGCTGTTCGAGAATGGTGGTTCTCAAAGAACATACCATGTTTACGAAGCACCTGGATATACAAAATATGTAAACACTTTACCATCTGGTTTGAGTTTTGTTGACAATATAATAGTTTCTTGGTCCAGAGATCAATATAATTACACATTTGGTCCATCTGGTCCGAATCCAAATAAGGGTGTAATTTTAGGAACAGAAACTTTTGCCCAGTATAACTTTAAGTGGGATGGGTGGGTTGTTGATCCAAATAATACAGAGTTTACGAGATTCAAAGGAGATCAAACTCCACCAAGTCACTGGGCGTTGGATGAAGATATTGCCCATGACTTATACAGTAGCGTGTATAACATTGTATTGGGACAAAGAAAGTATGGATTTACATATACTGATGCTTTGTTTAAACCAGGCGTTTGTGGGTCTTCCAAACTCGGAGAGGTATATGCATTCGAGCGACCATACGCACAGATAACAACATCATTAGACGCTTATCCATATTTCCATAACACATTCATAGAATATGTTGGTGGTCCAATTACATCTGCTTTAAAGTGGAAACGAGTCCCTGGCACATGGTTTGGTACACAAACCCCAGACGGAGTTCCTGGTGGAGTTCCTTGGATATATGACAGAAGGTTTAGACTCTTTTTCCTATATCCATTAGCTCTATATCTCAATATGACGATAATGGATCCAATGCATTCTGGAAATGGTTATTACAACATGACATTAACACCCAGACCTCTCTCTGGGTGGTATGATAAAACTTTAGGAAATACTTACTTGGTGAACATAGACTATGCATTTGATAATAGTCATACTTCGAATCCTGTAGTTTCAAATATTCCATATCCAAATAGAAGAAATCCATCAACACCACCACAAAATAATTGGAATCCAGCAGATATTGACAATTCAGAATTTGAATTGTTGTACAGTTGCATGAAGGGTGGACTGACTGGAGAATTGGACTCTCTGGGATACTCTGACATTTATACAGAGTTGCAGTCCAGAGGATCTACAGGATTCCCAAAGTCATTGTTTGTGTAAGATAAACCCCCCTTTCGGGGGGTTTGTTTATCAACCGCGTATTGGATATATTCTATTTCTTATACTAGGAACGGGTCTTCCAAAACGACCTTGCATTAAATTTAATTTTGCTCTTGACGCTGCCTCTGCTGCTCGTGCTGCTGGGAGACTTGCTGCTGCTTGTTGTTGAACTCTTGCAACATTTGCTTCTGCTTCTTGCTGCCTTCGAATGCTTGCTTCTCTATCAAAATATGGTGATTCTGGATTATTCAATCCATAATTTTCACCAGATGCCGCTATTCTTCCTTCAGGGCTATTTGGATTTACATATGGTCTTCTTGGTTCTGTTGGAGGTGGTGTTTGCTGTGCATTTTGTTGAGCAATTCGGTTTTGGAATTCTTTTTGTGCTGCGTCCATTTTTGGTTCTTGTTCATTTGCCCATCTATTTTCCGCCTCGTTGCGCGCATGTTTTGCATCTGAATAACTTGCGTGTCTATATCCAAATGAGCCGCTAGACTGTGATGCTTTTACTTGTCCCAGTGCTCCAAGTCCCAGTTCACTTGCTCTTTTTTGTTTTTCTGGATCTGCAGCCCATCTATCACTAACTGCTTTTCTTATTTCAAATTCATCTGGATCTTTTCTCCCTTGTCTTTCTTTTGCCAAATCTGCTTGAAATTCTGCTTTCATATTTCTTCTAGCTTCTGCTCTTGCTTTATTTTCCGCTCCGAGTGCGTCATTTCTTGCTCTAGCCTCTGCTGCTCGTAGTGAATCCTCAGTCATAACTTGTTTAAAAGAATTTCCAATTGAGTTGATTAAATTTCTACTGAAATAATTTGAGTTCATATAATTATCCTTTTATATCTATACTAGACCAATATATATTTATAACCATGATCATTTCTGCTATTGATTATTCCCTCAACGGTCCTGCCATCTGTGTTTTTGACACAAAAAGAGAATTTAACTTTAAAAATTGTTCTTTTTATTTTCTCACCGATACTAAAAAATATGCGACCACATTCTTGAATAATATTCATGGAGAGTTGTTTCAAGATTATGAAGAGGATTGCGAGAGATACGACTCAATTTCTTCCTGGGTTATGCGCACAGTGGTAGGGTCCGATCAGGTGGCACTGGAAGGATACGCCTACAACGCAACTGGGCGTGTATTTAACCTTGCCGAGAATACTGGTATTCTCAAATATAAATTATACCAAGCGGGAATACCAGTAGATATATTGGAACCAACCAGAGTCAAGAAGTTCTTTACCGACCGTGGCAATGCTGATAAACCAAAGATGTATGATGCGTTCTTAAAAGAAACTCATGTAGATTTGGCACAAATTATAACTCCAAATAAAACTTTACTTGGGAGTCCCGTTACTGATATTGTTGACGCTTTCGCTATTTGTATGACTTTCTATGACAGTCTCGACCTCAGTTGAATCTTGAATGCCGTCATGATTCATGTCTTCTCCACCCTCATTCCTAAAATAAAACCATATTGCCCACAATATTATGGTTGCATAAAATAACAAAGCATACCAGTTAATGTCAATAGGAGTTAATGGTTCACCAGCGGCAACAAGTCCTTCTGGATCTTCCTGCCCCTTAATTGGTGGTGAATATTTTACGGTAGGAACTGTCTTACACGCAATCAAAAATAACGAACATAGTATAAATGTCATGGTTTTCATGTCTTGTTTCCTGCTGCTGCTGAACCAAAGTAAAATCCAACGATACTTACGAGAATTTGTCTATTTTCACTTGTAAATAAATAACCATTTACAACTTGAAATATTTTTTCATTTGTCTCTGGGACTATACCAAAAAATCTTTCTGGATTTGTTTGATCAACTTCTACAATTGTTGGTATTCCAAAGAATGGAAGAACAAATGGTGCAAGTATTGTACCAAAGAGAATTACAAGTACAATGAATCTTCTTACTGCTTTTCCAGCATCCACTGGAACTCTTTTTAGTGCTTCGTTCTGATTGCGATTTGTTCGGTCATTCATTTCGAGCAGGCGTTTAAAATTTTCTGCTTCTGCAGCACGCTTCTCTGCGATGTAACGAAAAAGAAATCCAACGGCACTTCCGCCGATTAATGATAATAATTCCATAGGCATTGTAAACTCTCCTGATAACACAATTTACACTTTTCTAGTTCTTCCAACATTCATTCGTCCAAGCAATTTGCGAATAATTCCTTGTTTGACTTTTCTTTTTCGTTGTGCGAGTGGAGCAACGGCAACATCGTCTGGAGCAGGACCACCGAGGTTATATCCCATACCAGAGATACCACCACCTGATGCGGTCATAACCATTCCCTCATTTTCTAATATTGGTTTTTTCTTTATTGCTTCACTTTCTGCTGTATTACGCATTGTAAATTCTCTTGGGACTAATTTAATTGGATCCAGTCCAGGTAGAACATGCACCAATCCTTCTCCCATATTATAATTTACTTTTCCAGTTTTTGGATCTATTGGTTTGAGATCTGGTTTTGTTCTATGAGCAATTTGTGTAATTATATCTCTTGCTGCATCAATATGATCATGACCCTGAAGCATACTATGTATAGCAAGTATGTTAGATGAAGTTCCTTTTCTTGTTGTAAAATATTTGATATGTCCAAGAATTCTATCTTTTTGTGTTTGTGTTGCATTTGTTAATTTTTTAGTTGCATGTATCATTAAAGAATCGACAGATCTTTTATCTCCATACTCTCCTCTTTGAAATGCATTGTTGAATTCTTTTAGGAAAATGTATCTATGACCATTTTTGTTTGTAGTGTCTCTATGGCGAGCAATCGCTTTTGTGACTCTTGCAACTTCTGGATCATCAAATATTTTTTGAATCTCTGACATATGATGATTTAATTTGTTTATTTCTTCTAAAGTTCCTTGTCTTTGAATGTGATCCATTGATAAACTTGGAATTAAAATTTTATCGGTGCTCAAATGAGAAAGATTTGGAGCAGGAATTGTTTGTCCATCTTTTATAAAAGTATGAATTGCAAGTGCTCCTTTTCTGTTGTCTTTTAAGTGACTTAATCTTGATTTAGGATTTTCATATTCAATTATATTACCTTTAAATGTAGTTGGTGAATGTTTAAGTAAAGTATCTGCCTGAAACAATGTTCCAGATTCTAAATTTGGATGAGATGCTGCATCAAGCGTGAGTGATAAAGAATCTTTAAGATGAGGTTTGCCATTTTTTGTTGACCACTCCTCAATTTCTTTATGAGAATAAAGCGGAACATTTTGTTTACCTGATCCTTTATACATGGCAAAGGGTCTTCCAGTATCATCTTTTCCACCTTTCGTTGATACTTTTCCATCTACTTTGATCGTTAACGATCCCTGAGTTGGTTTATTTTGAATCCAATTGGAAAGATCGTGAAGATGAAGTAAAACTTCATTTGGTTTTCCTATAATTGCTTTTTCTACCAAATGTGGAAGATGTAATATTCCTTCTTTTTTATTTTCTTCTACTAAAACAACTTTTTGAAAAAGTTCTGTGATTGAAATCATTTTAATCTCTGGAGTATTTTGTTGATTCTGTGGTCTGAATTTATTTCATGAATATCTGCTTCTGGTATTGTGCATGGTAAATATTGAAGATATTCTAAAAAAGATTTAAGCGGTGCGTGTAAATCTTTATTTAATTTATAGAATAAAATTCTTACACTTGCTTCCACACCAAAAACATTTTGAAGAATGATAATA